GTCCTTGTCTTCTGACTTTCTAAGACCACGACCTATAGACTGTAGATTCCTTATACGAGATTTAGATGGTGATGCAAAGACAATATTGTTTATTCTTTTGATGTTTACACCTGTAGAGAATGTACCGTATGATGCTAATATGACACTTTCTTTGGACTTCTCTACTATCTCTCTAACTTTCTCTCTGCTTTCTGTATCAGTGCCACCAAAAACATAATGCAAGTCTTTGACTCTTCCGTTCAACATAGGGTACAGAACTTCACCATGTTTCTCTACATACTGAAATAACACTAGGGTATTACCTTTCAGAGACGATACAAGATTGACTATAAATTGATTTCGTTTCTCATTAGAGACAAGATAGTCCATCTCTTCTTGGTAACTCATCTTTGACTGTTTAGTATGACGAAGTATGATACATTGTATATCAATTGCAGCTATCGTACCTTCTTCTATAAGTTGTGAAGATGTTGTAACTCTCTTAACAGGACCAAACAAACCCTCAAGTTGCAATCTATGAACTTCTGTACCGTCAAGTGTACCTGTTGTGCCTACTCTTACAGAAGTATGTTTCATCTTCTCTAAGATGCCTTTTAGTGTTTGTGCTTTGAATAGATGTGCTTCGTCTCCTATTACTACATCAAATCTTTGTAATATTTCTTTTGGTGCTTTACTAAATGATTGCCATGTAGTGATTGTGATAGGTGCATCAAACACCTCTTGACCATGATATATCTTACAGACTGGCTCTTTATAACCATATTCTTCAAAGTCTTTTGCCATTTGTTCTACAAGTGAAGTGGTAGGAACTATTACTACTGACTTACAACAATTAGTAAATCTCATTTCACCCTCAAACCATCTAAGAATGAGATAGATGATCAAAGACTTACCACTTGCAGTTGGTGATAGTAGAAGTTGTCTACCATATTGTGCCACGGATTTGAATGCTTCCAACTGATAATCTCTAGGTTGGAAAGGTAAGTCAAGTGACTTGACAAAATAGTCTATATCTTCGTCTGATAGCCTTGTTTTATCACCTAAAACTAAGTCTATTCCTTCTAGTGTGAATCCTCTTTCTTTACAAAATTCATCAACATAAGGTAATAAACCAATGTATATCTTCTTTGTTTTTAGGGAGAATAATCTAACCTTACCATCCCAAAATTTATTTCGATAAGAAGGCATAAACTTGGCATTAGGTACTGTAAAGGAGAAAAATTCATACAGGTCTCTCGCGAGACCATCATCACATTTTACTTGAAGAAACACCTCATCTACAGGTGTAATTTGAATAGTATTAGACATAAGGATCGCCAATACACCATCCCACTAATGACTTTCTAACACCTCTAGTTACTGGTGTTACTTGATGATGTGTAAATGACGGAAAGAATAATATACTTCCTTTTTCTTTTAGTGAGAACGGTATTGTTCTGATTGAATCTTCTATGTTGATAGTTTTTTGACCTAATGTCATTCTGTCAAAAGCAACGCATGGTTCTATCCATTGGAACAGACCTCCCTCATATTCATCTGGATCTGATAGTTGAAGTGTAAAGCTGAGTTTTCGTATCTTACCATTATTATCTATCATTTCAGGTCCATGATCTGTATGCCATGTGTAGAAGTCACCTTTTGGTGAATCAGGTTTAGCTTCATATACCGTATATTGATATGCTTGATGATCGTCTATATTCCATCCCCATTGTGTATCATCTAAACACTGAGTCATAAGATCACCTATTTTATGTTCTAAATGATCAGGTAGTCTTTCTATCCATTTTACTTTTGAACTTCTGATAGAATGGTTTATAAGACTATCATCATCAACATCTGCATCATCATTTTGACCAGTCATTCCTGGTCTCCACTGTAATTGTTCTGCTATAGATTCTATTTCTTCTACTTCACTAAGTGATAAAGCTGATGGTATACCATACAAATATTCTCTAAGTATCATTAGGCACCTGACATAAATTTACGCCACTCGATTGTATTTTTGATTGTTTGATGACGCCATGTTATATTTTGCATACACTCTTTTAGAAAATCTATAGTTATTTTTAGATATTCTACTTGAGCACTAGACCTTTGTAAGTCTTCATCAGCATTGAAAAAGTATTGCATATCATTCTTCATAACTTTTACACCATCAAAAGGATCATCTTTCCATCCATACTTATTTATTGTGTCTTGATCTAACTTAGCATTGAACCATAACCACTTGTCTCTCAACAATATGTTATGTTTCATTTGACTATTCTTCATTTTGATGATGTGATCAGTTAGAAGTTCTGAGTATTTGGCATGAAGTTTTGGAACTTCGAGTGATGACTTATCTAATTCGATATCGTCTATTTCACAATCTTTTTTCCACATTGATTTTATTTCATCTAAGTTCATATCTATATTATATCACAAAAATGTGATTCTATGAAGTGGTTTTTATTTCGTAATAACTAAATCTAAAAGCTACTGTACACACTACAGGTTCTTGTTCAGCACCTGATTGTAACTCTATGTTAGATACTGATAAAGGAAAACAATCATGGAATCTGATAAACCTGTTAGGAATGTTTTTATTTGTATTTACAACTAATGTAATATCTGAGTATTGATTTATGTCTTGTTCTATTTTACTGAGAAGACCTAGATCAGTTTGTGAGGTTTCTGTGAAGTTTTTGAAAGCTGTAGGGTCTGAAATGGGAACTATAGAATTTATCCAATCATATATTTCTTTGAAGTTCTCTAAGTCTTCATCTACCAAAAAGCTTACAGATAGGGCATCAAATACAACTTTATCACCAGGAAAATAGGCATCTAAACCAACACCAGCAGCTTGAATTGCTTCTGAGAAAGTCATACCTGGAATATTAGCAGACTGTACATAATACTCTACTGTAGGTATTTTGTCAATCAGAAGTCTAAAGTTACTCTTACTGAGTATTGATTTGTTTATATTAGTTTCAGCCATTTAGTTTTACAAGTCTCTTATGTGATGATGTATCAAAGTAATCTCCATTCTTATACTCTCTTACTACTGTCTCTTCACATAGGTAACCATCTGATTTATATAAAGTAGTAATAGTTCTACTAATTACATCTGTCGTTTCTGTGCCATTAGGAAATGCATTTTTCTCCCATGGTCCTTCTAACACTTTCACTGTTTTTGCATATTCTGACATAACAAATCCCT